GGGAAGGGTCGTCAAGTGGTCGTCACGGGCAGTTCAAGCATACCCATCCCGCCTGAGTTCACAGGTTGGGACGTGTTACCAGGTGGCGATCATCTGATACAGCTGAGGGAAGTCACGCGAGTCGCATGTGCAGGTGGCGCGGGCCTGGTCGCCACCTGCCGAGCAGCTGGAGTCAATCAAGTAATCACATGGTCGAATGACATTGACCGCCAGTGGCTGAATCCTCGCAATGCGGGACATAGACCCACAACTCAACCCACTCGTGACACTTTCGTAGCTCTGGCCCTCCAGGTCCAACCAAATCTCACGGCAGTCAAACTGGCGCTGGGAACACCAGCACTCTGGCCACGGATTGTCTACTGGGGCCTAAAGTGGTCTGGCCTGGTTCTCAACGTCTGGAGGATCTGCTTCCTTGCGTGGTCGTTTCGCTATCGACTAAACCTCATGCCGACCATTGATGGGACGTTACTATGGACACTAGGCTTACAGTCCGCAAAACGCTCACCACTCCTCAATCTGGTTGGCCTGGTCGCTGGCTATGCCACCATCACGATCATGAAAGCCTTCCTCGGTGTGGGCACGCTAGGTCTGATCATGCACCTGGCCAAGCGTGCATACACCGCCGGGACGAGCCCGTTCTTTATTGCATTCCTCACATTGGGGCTCAGCACCAGCACGAGCCTCGTCATATGCCTCGTGTTGGAACGGGTAGCGTACTCGAACTGGCTTCAGATAACCAACGCATTCCACACGGGCAGCCTGAGAAAGGGGCAGCAGGATGGTGTCTGGCTCGGCATGCAGCCAGTCATTCACGGTGGGGTCGTCGTCGGCCTTCACTCCATGTACTATGATGCGACCAACGGTCTGGTTGCGCAGGGCACCTTTGGGAAAGATGAGCAAGTCGGATCCGCGTTTTGTTACACCCAAACTTCGAGACCTACATCACCAAAAGGATTCTGGATCCAGACCGACCTTGAACCTGGTGATATCATCTGGCATGGCGTCCCAGTCGGTGCCTATGGCCCCCTGTGG